TTATTCTTCAAGTCCTACCTGAGACATTTCTGTTAACTGATTATTTTCAAAAACGAGAGAAATATTAGCTCCGCTTGTATCTGTCTTTAAGCCACTAACCCAAATCGCTTGCAAAGTTTGATGATCACTAGATGACGCTTGGCTATAATTATCAGGTTCTGTTAAGATCTTTTTAACGTCTTCATAAGACATTCCTTTTTGTAATTGTTGGTATTCCTTTTGCGATAAGCCTAACTCTCTTGCAAAGGTAAAATTAGAGATGGTTTTAACAATACTACTATTTTGATAAAGATTAACAGTGAGAGTAACTTGATCAAACTGCCAAGTATAAGCGTCGATTGTCACTTCGCCTGCTGTTTTTGGATCATGTTGGCTAGGCTCTCCAAAGAGTGAAGTAAGTTCTTCAAGGCTTGTCCCTCCTGTAAACGAGGAATCAACAGTCGCAAGTTTAATTTTTTCAAAGTTAGCGCGTTTATCTTGATGAGCGGCTTGGTGTAGTCGGGGAGTAATGATTTCTGAATCAGACGGTTGAGGCTCTTTATCTTTCGTTGTTGAACAAGCTACCAAAAAGCTAGTAAAAAAAGAGATGAGAAGAAGTGTTAGTAAGTGTTTTTTTGTCATATGTTATTTCCTAAACTATTTTTGCTGTATTATATCATAAATTATAAACAAGATATAGCTATGATTCCCCATAGCGCATGCGCTATGGGGAATTTAGTACTATTTTGATTCTTTTTTTTAGATATTCATGAAAAAAATGGTCAAAAAGCTCTGATATGACAAGGTTTTGAGTGGTATTAATAGAGTATCGGTCAGCGTGATGGTATGGCTATAGGGATAACGGAAACTCATGAACAAGACAAAAAGAAAAAACCTTGATGTAACAAGGTTTTAGTAAGTTATAATTACTTACGGTAAGCATTGATGGAGCTGGTGGGAGTTACTTGAATGTTGTTAAATTAACGTTTGTTGAGAATTAGTTGTCAATCTAGTTGCTTGTTAGTAACAAATTGATTGAATTTAGTTCCAATGTCATCAATTGCCGATTGCGTGATGTGAGTATATACGTTCATAGTTGTCTGTAAATCTCCATGCCCTAATCTATGTTGCACCTGTTTCAAGGATAGACCTGATTCGAAAAGTAAGCTTGCATGAGTGTGCCTGAAACCATGAATTGTGATTTGTGGTAAGTTTGTCCCTTTGATAATTTGCAATAGCCATTTTCGTGGTAAACTTGGCGTCATAATTCCACCTGATTTAGATTGGAACATAAGAGTAGAAGTAGGAAAAGTTTCATGAAGTTCTTGTAAAATTTCCAAAGTTTCATCATCTAAGCTGATTAATCTATCGCTTGATTTTGTCTTCGTAACATCTATTTCTAGTCCAACTTGAGTACGTGTGACAGCTTTATTAATTGATAGAGTATTACCATTCAAATCATCCCAAGTTAGTGCCAGAAGCTCCCCTTTTCGTATTCCAGTAAATGCTAATAATCTAAACAAGGCTATTTTTTCAATGTTGTCAGTTTTTTCAACTAGTTCAAGGAATTGTTTAAGTTGATCAAGTGTATAAAAATTATTATTCATTTTTCTTTTCCTTTTTATTTTTGGAGGTGTAATTGGCAAAGCTGGATTGTTATTGATATATCCGTATCTAACAGCTAGATTTAAGATATTCCTAACAAGCCCAAGAATTTTTCCTCCATATTTTAAATCGTTGCACCATTCTTCAGTAAGCCGCTGGATAAGTAGTGGATTGATGTCTCCAATCTTCACTTTATCAAGTTTTGGCAAAATATGTTTATTAATATTTCTTTCTGTTTTTAAGTAGGTACTGCCCTGAACGGTTTTTTCATATTCCTTTAGCCATTGATCTGTCAATGCTCCAAATGTCATACTTGATTTAGGTTTATCAAGTTCAGCTTGTAAACTAATTAAGGTTTCCCTTGCAGCCTGCTTAGTTTTGAAACCTTCTCGCCTAATATATTTTCTCTTTCCATTAACATAACCGGCATACAAAAGAAATTTATAAGCAGTTTCACCATTTTCCTTTTTATATGATTTAATTTTCATTGCATACCATCTTTCAATTTGATAAAATAGGTACAAGAAAATGACCTTTTTAATGGTTGTTTCTTATACTGTCTTGCCTCACGCTCAGAGTCGCCAAACTTTGAGAGCGTGGGGCTTTTTTATTTTTCTAAAACAAAAAAGAGCGCTTATTCGAAAACAGGCGCTCACAGTGGAGTTGGACACTCCAAAATAATGTTTCAGTGGTAGCGAGGCTACCAAGATTACACCTTAATTCTAACATAGTGATATTTAATTGTCAAGTTTTCCCCACTGGCCAGATAATAACTGCCTTGCGAGAGCTTTATCAATGTTGTCCATGATTTCTTTAGACAATGTTATTTTTCCGACAGGGTCAAGATCGTTAATTGGTTTAGCGATTTTTAGTTTACTGACAGAAGTGATTGAGTCCAGCTTGGCGTAGGACACCTTGTCATAATTTGCATATCTTTTTTTGAGGAAGTTAATTTTGTCTAAGTCTGATTGTATCCATTTTCGGACGGTAATGTTTGCTACGGGCACATGAATCCCTTTAGGGTCATGCCTATTGTAATATTTCATCCATATATCATGATATTTATTTTCTTTTTTAATCTGAAAAAACGCTGGGGGAACTGGTAACGAGTGGTGTATCCGTTCTACTTCAGTTGTTAGGTTTAGCACATTTTGAACTGTTTGAACTGTTTTTTCGGCATCATCCATTATGCTCGTAAAAATCTCTTTGTTAATTGACAGACTCTCTTTAGAGTTTTTTGATGTTAGCGGTAAGATAGTTAGCTTTCCGTTATTGGGATGATCTTTTTTATTCAGCACAATCCCAAAGTGCGAATCGGAAAATTCATTGCCGATATTTACTCCAAAATGAATAAAGACGATAGTTCCTCGTTTGTATCTCTGATATTTTTGAGATTTAATTAAGTTTTCTGTTTTAAAAATTTTAGCGCGCTCGAGTTCTTGTCTTGATAATTTGTAAAATTTGGGATTTTTCGGATTATCAGAGATATTCAACAGAATTTTCTTGCTACGGCTTAAATTTTGTTTATTCAATGCTTTACTATCCATTTCTGCTCCTGCCTATCTCTCCCTATAACTCCCCATAACTTCACCAATAATCCTAAAGTCGCTATCTCTATCTATCGGTATATCTGGATAATCACCGCATTGATTTAAACTGTGCAGAAATGCCCCCTCGTCATTTATAAGTAGCTGTTTGATATAAGCGTCACCATAGTATTCAAAGACGCCTATATCGCCATCTGTAAGCTCTACGGATAGCTTAACAAATACATAATCCCCAGAGTGATACTTCGGTTCCATGGAATCACCATAAACAGGGATAACAAAGTCTGCGTCATAATCGACTGGTAACTCAATTTTTTCTACTTGTACATCATTTAGATACTGACCTGTACCAGCTGAAGCTGCGTGGTCGTAGTAGTTGTAAGAAAATAATTCGGCAATAGTATCTTCGTTGTTTTTAATTTCTTTCTGTTGTTCCAATAAAGTCTCAGCTGTATCTAAAACAATTATCTGTCTACTGTGTTCTAATTGAGAAGAAGTAGAGTTTATTTTTTGTAGGGTAGATGGGATGAGTTCAACTTGGGGGTTTGTGGGAGTGGAGGGATTATCCATATTTAACATATTCTTAGGAGAAATATTAATCTGTATTTCTTGATCGGAATCTAATTTACTCAAAACAAAATCAATATCAACCCCCATCCCTTTTGCTACTTTTAACAAAGTTTCTTCTGTAGGGATAATTGGTTTTTTAGATTTCGGATGCTCGTTTTTTTCAAGCATTGAAATATACCCCTTAGTAAGACCAGATTTTTCAGCAAACCTATCCATTGATAACTTTTTTTCTTCCCTGAAATTTTTTATTATTTCCCCTAATTTCAATGTTAAAAACCTCTTCCTAGAATGATTGTTTAATACATTATACAACACAACAAAAAATAATTCAATATTTTTGTTTAACACGCTTGACAATTAATGTTTAACGTGTTAAACTATAATCAAGCTTAAGGGATTAAGCAAAACGAAAGGAGGTACAGCTGATGAAATCTAGGCTAAACAAAAAGCCTAAACGCAAAGAACTAGAAGTCGAAATCAAGATTCTTTGGTTTAAGCTTAAGATTCACTACTCAATAGAGTGGTGAGGATAATTAGAGGGCTAAGAAGCCCTCTCCCCCTAACGGGGTAAGTTTAGTTTAGCACATTGGCTGTATCTCCGCAAGAATGAAAGGAGAGGTTATGAGTGAACGAAATGAAAAGTTTATCGGAGTGTTAAAAGAAATGCACATGAAAATTTTGCGAGACTTCACAAACGAAGAAGACCCCTTAACAAGGTGCGAGCTTGCTAAAGGGTTCCTCGAAATTGGTGACTATTTATCCAAACAATGACTCGCCACGCTCAAGAGCTTCGGCTATAACTTTACCATTATTGATTTGTTCTTGCTTTTCGGCTTCAACGAAAGGTAAATTATGTTGCTTAATAGCTTCCACAGAGTCTTCGTAAAGTTTGATTTTATCTTCGATAGACAAAGTAGGGCTAGAAGAAGCGACAATAGCGAGAGCTAAATCTTTTGAATTAGAAATTTTCATTAGCTTATCCTCCTTTCCACTAGGATAAGTTGATTATAACATTTTTAGGAGGTACAAAATGAATTGGAAAAAACTAATGTTTGGCGATCTAGAACACACGTTTACTAGTCGTGATGGCAAGGAAAAAACAAGCGTTGAATTTGAAGGTGGCGTATTACCAGCGTTGTTAGTGCTAGGTGGTATCACTTGGCTGATCACTTGGTTTATTACAAAATAAAAACTCCCAAGCGGGAGTGGAAAGGAGGAACGATATGAACGAACTAGAAAGAACAGCCCTCAATGAAATCATGAGGACAGTGACCTATATAGCGGAGAAGCTGGATAAAATTGATTCTAAGATTTCTTTGGACGATTCACAAATTCATGAGCATCAATAATGGTAAGTTGATATTCGAGAAAACGAATGGTGGCTTTTAAGAATTTTTTTAAGTCTTGTAAATCTTGGTCTGTGTGTTTGCGGACGTAATGAGTTTCATCGTTTCCTAACCAAGTTGTCGCTCTTGCCAAAGAAAGTAAGCTTGGCTCCTGAATATAGTTTGTGATGACTTTCCCAAGTTGCTTTTCTTGTATGTCTTCCTTGTTGTCAGGGTTGGTTAAAATCAGAAAGTCTTTTAGGAAAAATTCGAGGGCTTTTCTTAGACCAATTCCTACAAGAGTATCGTAACCATCTATTTCTGCTTGAATAGCTTGGATATATGTCCGTGTACCCTGAGCAGATAATGATTGTAGTTCTTTTGGTAAATCAGTTGGAATTTCTCTATATTGATGCCAATGCTTTGGCCATGCACTGGCATAGTCAGAATCGTAGTCAAAAGAGTCTACCCATGCATGTTTACAAGCATTGCAAAATAAAGTTAGAAAAAGAATGTGAGAAGAATCATCTTTGTAGAACGAAGTATCTTTCACTATAGGTTCGATACCTCTTCCGCAATTTGGGCAGATGTCTGTAACAGATACATTTACATAGGCATTTCCCCAGTCGCTATATTTTGCTTTTACTAACATATTTTTCTCCAATCATTTTATTTAAATTATACCACAGAAAATTTTAAAGCTATGTTGTTTTGGATAATTCCAAATTAGAAAGGAGGTGGGGGAATGACGAGGTTTGCAATTCAAAGATTGCGTGAAGAAAAGAAAATGTCTCAAGAAGAGCTAGCCAATAAATCTGGAGTTTCACGAACTACTATATCTCTTATTGAAACCGATAAATCTACTACGGTTAAGCTAAGCACTCTTCAAAAATTGGCAGTCGCTTTAGACGTACCTATTGGATATTTTTTTAAACATAATGTTTAACGTGTTAAACAAAACTAGAAAGGACACTATGCAAGCAAATCGAATTTTTTACGGAAAAGAAAAACCAACAAACGCAGTAGCGGGCGATTGCTGGTTTAGAAATAACGAATTAATGATACTCAAGAACAATTGGGAAGCTAGCGTAAACGTCAACGGTTTCGTTGTGAATAACGCTTAACAATTCGTTACCATCGGCGAAAATCATTTTCGTAACTTCAGCACCTTTGATAGGGATGACTTCTCTTCCTTCTGCTGAAGGCGTGTTGTACGATACTTTTTCGCCTAACTTAAATTGGACATGAAAATAATTAGGACCCATGCTTTTTTCCTCCTTTCGTAATGATAGCTTTATTATAGCACGCAGGAGGAACAAAACTAATAAAAGGAGAAAAGAAAAAATGCTACTAACGGCAGCACTTATCTTAATTTTATTAACGAATATCGCTATCTTAACTATTATTGTCAAAATGGGGAAAGAATAACTGATATTTTCGGAATTGATGAATACGCTTATCAGTTGTGATTTTGATTTTAACTGGCTTTTCATCTAAATAGTAAGAGAAATTTTCTCGACTAGATGGATATACTTCAGTATCTGACTTAAATGGCGATGACTCCCATTGGTAATCTAATGGCATATAATAATTCGGCATTGACAATCCATAATAATCATCAGCTTCATTCTGCATGTCAGCTTCGTATTTTTGAAAGGGATTGAAGCCATTATCGCTTATTAGTTTTCCATCTTTGTTGTAAAGTTCAATTTTTTTAATAATGACTGAAACATTCGATAAGTTACTGATACTAAAATCATACATCCAATCGTAACCTTTATCTACTCTTGAAATGTAACAATCAGATAATTTTATCTTAACCATGTTGTAGTAGATAGAGTGAACAAGAGCAATCATAGCAACAATTAGCGCAATGACGCCGATAATTGTATTAAATAATTCCATTTTTATTCTTCCAATCGTTTTTATTTTAATTATACCAAAATAGAAAGGACACATATGAACGAAATAGAAAATAAACTAGAAGAACTTGAAGAAATGGTAATAAACATGGATGAAGTAGATGTAGTGATTCCATGGAAGATAGCAAAAAACCTGCTACAAAGAGCAGGTTACTTATCAGAAGAGGAACATCGCCTACTAAGTTGGAGACTCGGAAAATCAAAATATGCAGGCAAACGTTCCGAAAAAGTCCGCAATTTGCTAGAGGGACTTAGGAATAGTGGAAGTTCCGAGAATAGCTGATAATTTTAATTCTGTTGTTTGGTCATTGTGCATGAAAATGAGAGTTTCATTTTTGCGATTAGGCTCAATCCAATGATCAATAACAAAGTCTCCGACAAGACTATGTAAAATAACAGTTTCAAAATCATCAATACTATTCAATAGAGGAGTTAATTCTTCTAAATTCATTTAGTTACCCTCCTTCCTAATAGGATAACTACATTATACAACAGAAAGGAAGCACATGAGACCAAAACGATATCCGTATAGCGGAGAGAAAAAGAGAGCCTATCATAAGATAGACCCTGAACTGATAAAAACCGGTAAAGTTGATTGCATCAATCTCCCTTAAGTACGCCAAGCTCTAACAATGCATTTGTCATAGCTGCGATAGTAGATTTAGAGGTTGACTTAGAGACATACTCCAAAATATTAACGATATGCTGAGCTTGCTTTTGTGTAATAGGTGCATTCATTTGATTAAGTTCCGCAACGACAAATTCAACTAATTGGTTGTCAACATTGAAATTTTGGTTGATATGTTTTGAGACAACTTTCATAAATTCTTTTGTATCCATAATTAATCTCCTTTCTTGCTTATTTGACTAAACAAGATTAGAAGAGTAGAGGTCTCTCGAGAGATCTTGTTGAATCATACGAATATTATATCAAGACTATATTGAAAAATCAATATATTGTATATAAAAAGTTATCAACAACTACATGTTGTGCTTAGGAGGAATTATGTGGGGTAAAATCGAAGCTCTATTAATTGAGAAAAAAATGACCAAATATGAACTGTCACAAAAGGCTGGATTGAACCAAAATTGCTTGATTGATCTAAAGAAAGGAAGAAAAAAATCATTGAAATTTGATGATGTCGTTAAAATTGCCGATGTCTTGGGCGTCAGCTTAGACGAATTTAGATAACAAAAAAAGTCCGACGGGAAACGGACTCAAAACAAATTTTAATTTACTTAATTATAACATAAGAGAGAGGGAAAAACTATGGCCATTGAAATATTTGGACCTGAGTTTAGAAAAAAACTGCTTGAAGATTTAATCGCTCTAAATATGGAAGCGATAAAAATAGCGCAGACCAAAAACGCCAAGTCTATTGAATGGATAACCATGAAGCGGCTAGAAAAAGAAACTGGATGGGGGCGAACTAAATTGACCCAGTGGAGAGAACAAGGGAAATTTAACTTTAAAAGGTCATCAGAAAACGGGAAAGTACTATATGACCTAGCAGATGTTAATAGATTTTTACGGACCAGTGGATATGAAAAAGGAGAAACAACATGAAATTATTAGATTTTATTTTTGCAAAACCAAAAAAACAGGAACCGATTAAGCACGACACGCTTAGAGCATCATCTGAAAAGCAGTGGGCCGAATTTGATGCCTATATGAGGAAACAGTATGGACGACAAGCTTAATCAGATATTGATAGCCATGCGAAACTACCGCACAAATGGTGATGATAGCAAGTATTTAGAGGATATGGAGGTCATTTTAAATGAAAACAAAAATTGAAATCATGCGTGATTTTTTTAAAGAAAATCCTGAATCAACTCAACGGCAAGCCTCAGAAAAGCTTGGATTTACGGAAAATACAGTTAAACAATATATTTGGAGAGATGCTAAGCGTGGCTACTGTATTAAAGACGAAGAAGGTCGTGTAACTTATCTAAACATTGAAGATGAATTATCGCTTATTAATGAATGGAAAAGTGAAATTAGAAGAGAATTGATTGAACAGTTACTATCAGCTAATCGACATGAAACGTCAAGCGAACAAATTCGTATGAACGCTAAAACAATCAATCAGATTTTAGGAGAAATTTAATGGAAGGTATGAAAAAGTATATCAATGGTCAGATTAAACTAATTGATACTATTGAAGAATGTGTCAAAGAAAAATGGCCTGAATTTGATGATAAAAAAGTACATAAGATATCTTTAGCTATTTACCAAGGATGGTCCCTTACAGATATTAATAGCACACTCGAAGCGATAGAAATGGACTTGGATAGAAAATGAGAATTTATGTAAACAAAAAAGGTAAACCATCTGTTGAATTTGAGTTTGAAGATCGACGCGGTGGCATGTTTGATACAAGATTAATGTTAAAAGAATCACCACTCAAAGAAGAATTTAAAGCCGATATGTACAAGGCAATTGATGATGTTTTAAAAAAATACGAAGACATTTTTGATACTCCTATTTTTAAAGAATTAATAATTGGGAAAGAAGAAGATATTAGAAAAATGATTGATTACGATGATAAATTTACCGAACTTTTTGGAGGGATTAGACATTGAAGATTACTAAAGCGACAGAAATTACAAAAACCCATAATTGGCGCATATTAATCTATGGTAAACCCGGAAACGGGAAAACTTACTTAACTAATTATTTAAAAGGCAAGACACTGATTTTAGACATGGACCATTCGTCTAAAACGATTGCCGGAAACGAAAACATTGATATTATCCAATTTGACAGGACGCACCCTAGCGACTTTATGACCGAATTCTTGACAGAACTACCAGAACTTATCAAAGAATATGACAATTTAGTCATTGATAATATAACAAGTTGGCAATCAGACTGGTTTATCGAACAAGGTCGTAAATCCAAAAATGGAATCACAAACGAATTGCAACAATACAACATGTGGACCAATTACTATTTACGAGTATTGACTACCATTTACAGCCAACCTATTAATATTTTTGTGACTGCTTGGGAATCAACGCAAGATTTAACGCTCGAGAGCGGACAAATTATCACGCAATACGTCCCAGATATCCGCAAACAAGTCCTAAGCCAAACGCTAGGTTTAACCGATATTGTCGGACGTATTCAAGTAAATCCAAAAACGGGCGGGCATGGAATTTTGTTGCAGGGCAGCGACGGACTATATGCAAAAAATAGGCTTGATAATAGGACCGTTTGTAAGGCTGAAGAGTTGTTTAATTTCGAAGGGAGTGATGCGTAACGGTATACCATTTACACGAATATCAAACAGAACTTATAAATGAGGCAAGAAGACATATTTTAAAGCATAATGTGATGATTGTTAGTCCACCTGGAAGTGGTAAGTCAGTAGTCATTTCTGATATTGCTAAGTCAGCGACTCAAAAAAACGGACACGTTTTATTCTTGGTCCATCGCAAAGAATTAATTGACCAAATCACTAATAGTTTTAAATTCCATGGAATTGACATGAATAAAGTGGATTTAATGACAGTTGGTAAAGCTAAAAACCGCTTGGATAAATTAACAAAACCAACCTTAATTATCACAGACGAGGGTCATCATGGGAAAGCTAATACCTACCAAATAATCTATGAATACTTTTCAGACGTGCCGAGGATTGGTTTTACTGCCACACCTTGGCGTCTATCAGGCGACGGTTTTACAGACACTTACGATGTTATGGTTCTTGGTAAAACGGTCGAGTGGCTTATCAATAATAATAAACTTGCACCATATGATTATTACAGTGTTCTATCAATTGATACTGCGAAATTAAAAGTACAAAACGGAGATTACTCCAATAAATCGATTGACGAATCATTTGGTAAAAAGATTTTTGGTGATGTAGTTCAAGAATATATAAAAAAAGCGAACGGTCAGAAAGCTATTTTATACGCTCACTCGGTAGAAGCATCGCAGGCATTTGCTAAAGAATTCCAATCTATGGGAATTAATGCAATACACGCAGATGCAAAAACGCCTAAAGCCAAACGGGATAAAATCATGAAAGATTTCCGTGACGGTAAGATACAAGTTATCTGTAACGTTGATTTGATATCAGAAGGTTTCGATGTCCCAGATTGTACAGTAACTATTCTTTGTAGACCTACAAAATCATTAGTATTATTTTTGCAACAATCTATGCGGTCGATGAGATATCAACCTAATAAAAAAGCCATCATTTTAGATCACGTAGGAAACTGGAATATTCACGGCTTACCTGACACACCGCATCATTGGGAGAATTATTTCCGAGGAGGGTGGAAGAAGAAGTCGAATAAAACTAACACGGTACACGCAAAAGAATGTCCTGTGTGTTCGGCTTTGTGGCCACTTAGTCAACAGCTCTGTGAATTATGCAATCATGATTTTGGATTGAAAGAAAAACAAGAGAAAGAACGCATAGAGGCAGAACTTGAACTCATAAAACGTGAGCGGTTTAGAATCAAACAACTTGCTAATAAGAAGTTTGGTAAAGATTTAAAAACAAACTGGGAAATTGCCCAAGCTAGAGTTAAAGACGCTGGTAAAGGAAAACCATTATATAAACTTATCTATTTCTACTTAAAAACTGATTGGGTAGAAACAAACGTTAATGAACTTGCCGAAGTAACAGGCAAGTCAGAAAAAGAAATATATAGCGCCTACAATTGGCTAAAAAAGAAATTAAGAGGATAAAAACATGGCAGGATTTACAACAGATTTTTCAGAAGTTAAAGAACACGCAGAATTCAAAGAACAACCATACGAAATGATTGTCTATGATGCATATGAAGCAGTAAATGAACGTAACGGCAAAAAACGTGTTGTTATTGACTACGTTGTTCGAAACGATATCAAGCAAGAAATGCAAAACTACCACTTATGGGATGAGCAATATCCCAACTCACAAACTGGGAAGTATCATATCGGCATCTTAATGGGTAAAGCAAAAGCACTTGGTATCAAAGAGGGGCAACACTACGATAGTTTTGAAGCGTTTTTAAACGACTTCAAAGGACGCACTGCAAAAGTAACCGTTAAACTTGACGAATATAACGGAAATAAATACCCGAAAGTTCGTTACGCAAATCAAAGCGATGTGCCTACCAGCTTCCACGTATGGAAAGAAAAAGCAACTGGATTTACACAAGCGGAGATTGAAGAAGACGATCTACCGTTCTAATTTAGACTGGGGGATAAATGACATCAAATGAATTTATTGAAGCTTTATCAAAATTGACAACCGAAACCGATTGGGGAGACCCAATCTTCGGCGAGTCAGTGCTTAAAGCTGAATTACGAAAACACTTATTTAAAATTGTCCCAATTGATCACAATGGGTATATCCACAAACTGTTTTATTCAGAAATGGTTAAAGATGAAGATGTCATGTATTTTGTGTCAGATGGACGAAAAACTTATCGCTTTTTATTTGGAGATACAATTCTAAAGACTGATAAACAAGGCAATGAATATCTCACATACTCCGTTGAAAATAATTTTCCACCATTTGCAAAACTAGTTATCGACTACATTCTAGGTGCTTACACGTTTTTTGAGAATAAACTTTATGACATTCGATATAAGCAATTTAAATTGATTGATGATTTTACACTTCAGACTAAGTATGGTTTCAAAGACTCTGGTCACATTTTAGAGATACTACAAGGTATCCACAAAACATTAAACATCCAACCAATCAATTATATTGAACCATATCAGATTGCTTGCAAGGATTTCATAATCGACCTTGAAAATTCTGAAATCATTAACCAACCGCCTTTGCAAAACGTATCTTATTTTAAGTATTACGAAGTAGACTACAAAACAGCAATAAACAGTAAGTCTATTGCAGAAGAATATCTTGAGTACGTTATTGCAGATAGCAATTCGTTAAACAATGCAATACTACAATCTTATTTTATCGCCCAAGTAGCGTGTGGTGTTAGACCTAAAACCAACTTCTTCATCTCAAAATCTGGAGTAAGGACTGGTAAAGGGTTAAGGCATATAGCTTTATCTGGTCTATTCAATAAGATTGATGTTGAGCTAGATACATTAAAAAGTAATGGATTTGAAGCGTTACAGGCGTGGGCGATGTTCTCGGGTGGAGAAATGGCTCTAGCGACGGAACAGGGAGATATTCAAGGCAATGCAATGGAGCGTGTACTTAAAATTATTGCAACAGAGAAAACACACGTTGCACGAGCAATTGGGCAAAATCAGTCAATGGTTAATTTAACGAGTGTTCTGTGTATTGACACCAACCGTACTGTTGCGCTGTCGGATGAAATGAATGGACGAAAGGTTTTAATTCAGTTTAAAGATAGGCCAAAAACTGAAACTGATTATGAAAGAGAGAGCATATTCAGGAAATATTGGCTAGCATTTACTGATCGTGATAAAAATCCAAAAATCGATGGATGTATCGGTTTTCTGCTAAATTCACTCGAGCGTTTCCAAAAAATTGGTAAATGGTATCAATGGAAAGATGTTGAAGTATTTAATGATATCGATTTAGACGAATTTCAAGTTGCTTTAATAAATGCATTACAAGAAGTTGATTTTGTACAGCGAACTGATAACAAAGAAGTTATTGACTTATCATTACAAGTTTACGGAAAAAGCAATCATGCATTAAGTAAAGCCATATCTGAAATTGGTGTACGTAGCAGGTCGAAGAAAGTTAACGGGAAAACAGTCAGAGGGTATGAAATCGAAAATAAAACACGTTTTGATAAATATATCCTTTAAAAAGGTAACGCATGGTCACGCAAAGTTACGCAGAATTTTCCATGTTGCGTAACCTACTCAATCTCTTTAGTACCAATCGATTTCAGCATTTATTTAAGAAAGGTTACGCAGTAACAAACAATAAGTCTAATTAATGATTTATTAATTATTTATTTATATATAGGGGTAGGGTAGGGTGATTTTGCGTTACTGCGTAACCATCCTTCTCTAATGCTATCTATATCAACGTTTTAGAGGTTACGTAGTAAAAAAGGGGGTGCGTTACCTTATGTACCACACAACAGCACTTTCATTCTTAAAAAAAGGATATCAGGTTATACCGCTTAGAAAAGATACTGGAACGCCAATGATTAAGTTTAAAGATATCCAAATAACGGAAGAAGTGATCAAAAATACAAACTGGTTTAATTGTGATTATGCTTTATTAATGCGTGGCATTTGGTGTATTGATATTGATACTCATGACATGGACGAGAAGTTAGCTAAAGAGTTATACATAATGATAAAAAAGATGGGGATTGATTTATTATCTGTATTATCGACTGATAAGTATGACAATGGACTAGATGGTTATTCGTCAATTATTAGGCATGAGTATAAAAACGAATTAATTAGTAATTTTAAAAATACATTCGCAGAATTAACTGCAAGTGGTGGTATGCACATACTCTTTAAAAAACGCGATGGTATTAATTACACGCAAAAAATAGGAGTAATGCCTGGTGTTGACATAAAAGCGAATGATAATAATTTTGTCAAAATATTCCCATCTGACGGACGTGAAGTTTTACAAGCAGTTAAAACATTACCTTATTATGATGGAAAATTTGAAGAGGAAGCATTTAAACCAAAACAAGAAGGTATAACAACCTATTTTGGAGGTTCTGTCACATATACATCAAACGGAAGTCACGAAGGCCGAGAGGCTTATGAACGTGTAGCAACTGGAACATCATATAACAGGAATAATGATTTGTTTAAAGGAGCGTGTTGGGCGTTTGAAAATGGTATCGATATTGATGATTTAACATCAATTATTGGGACGGTTAAAGGCAGAGACGTATTTACGAGAGAGGAGTTTGAATTAACGATTGAATCAGCGAAACGAAAAGTCAGCTACGTCACTATCAGAACATGATATCCAAAACCTTATCCGAATGGAATTATCACAAGCGGGGCATATGGTATTTCGAGCAAATGTCGGAAAGTTGAAAACAGCAGATGGTAGATTTTTTGATACAGGTTTACCAAAAGGTTTTTGTGATTTGTTTGGATTTAAACCAAACGGGCAAATATTCTTCATTGAAGTAAAAAACGAAACAGGTCGAGTAAGGCCTGAACAGAAAAAATTTATGGAGGTAATGGCATCTAGGGGAGCTCTGGTAGGAGTAGCTAGATCTGTGGAAGATGCCTTAAAAATAGTCAATGACACTAGTAGATGATTTTTACAAACAAATGGAGCCGTCAATCAAAGCGTTTTTAGACGATAACATTACCATCGCAGACAAAGAAGAAGCTGACAGAGTCTATAGATCTGTCAAATACTATAAAAAACTAAACAGATTGCCGCCACCTGATGTATTGGAGTGGTTCCAACGAATCTACACGACAGAGGAAATGATAATGTTAATCAAGCAGTCTTACCGCCTTAAACAAAAAAAGACAGATGAGGATGACAAGATTTACGAAAAGTGGATGTTTAAAAACTACGGTGACGTTAAGCTCGTTAAAAAAATCAAACGCATAAACGCATTAGCTAAGGCTCGGGAGATGGGTCTATGAAAAGACACAGACAGTGGCATAACGATATTAAATATACACCTAGATCTTACGATAATCTGTTGCCTTACGATATATCAGAGCTGTTAATAGCTCACAGATGCAAAATAAAGATGTCTGATGACGTTTTAGCGGACAGGATAGGTATCTATACTTGGCAATTAAAAGCGCTCTTAGAACGCAGAATATTGCCAAATGAGAGCGTGTGTAAAACGATAGTAAATTATTTGAGGGAGGTGGAGAGATGCTGACGGAAGATACGTTTAAAAAAATTGAGGAGCTTGAAGCTGCTTGTCAGGATACGACAGATAACATTAAAAAACCATCACACTATCAAGGCAGGCATGGCATGGAAGCAATCGATGTGGTTAAAAACTTTTCAGCTTGTCCAGAGCACGAGGAGGGTTTTTACTGGGGCAATGCTGTTAAGTACCTTTTGCGGTATCACGCTAAAAATGGTGTTGAAGACCTCAAAAAAGCACGGCAGAACCTTGATTGGTTGATTAAAAAGTTGGAGGAAGTGGAATGAAGAAACCAAATCGTTATCCGTACAGTAAATCAAAATTTAATGGTTGTATTTACCAGTTGCATGCAGCCAGCTTTAAAGATGAACAATATGTTGAAGATTTAAAATCATGCGGCATACATTATCAAATTACAAAAATTGGTTATTTTCCTGATATTTTTATAAAAATTGATAATCTCGAACAATTACAAATATTAATAGATAAAACAGGACACGATTTAATACTTAGTAAAGACCAAATTTGGATTTATGATGACTATATGGAATGAGGAGTAATAATGATACCAAAATTTAGAGCATTTAATAAAAAGACCAAAAAGATGTATAGCATTGATGGCTTTAAAGCAAGTGAACGCAAAATATACAGATGCAGCTTAGCAGATGATGAGTTTCGCTCTGGTTGCTTAGAGACGTTTCATTTTGTCGAGGATAACCTTGACGATTATATTCTCATGCAATCAACAGGTCTAAAAGATAAAAACGGCGTGGAGATTTTTGAAGGAGATGTGGTCGAATATGACGACGGAGAATATTTGTTCGCTGGAAAAGTAGTTAAAACAGTATTTGGAACATATGTAAAATCTTACAGTTTTTTCTCGTTTGAAGATTTTTCGGACGAAAATACAATGACCGCAGACGTTGAAATCATCGGCAACATTTACGAAGAAAGCGTGGAAGAATGAGAAAATATATTGAATTTAAGGACGAATGGAAAAGTGCAGCAGACCACCTGAACGATTTTATCGACAAAAACAAGTACGCAAAAGTGACAGGCGACTTATGGCAAGGCAGTGATCAAGTCATTGCTGAGCAGTGTTTTTTAAAAGTATTAGAGGAGATGCAAAAATGAACATTGAAGAAGCGAAAGAATTAGTAGATAATTCAAAATTTTATGGAAAGACTAGCAGTGTTATAAAAGCCGAGGTTCGCGACATTATAGACCAGTTAAACCAACCAAAACCAGAAGTACCGCAGTGTGTGGCGGATTGGATAGAAGAGTGCAAAGAAGAAGATTTAACACTATCACTTGCCTATGATGTTGATGCTTTTGGCGAAGTGGCGAAATGGCTTTATGACACTAATGATAGCACAAACATTGACCTATTTGCCCAAGCATGGCTAGCTTATCCAAATATCACCATTGAAAAAGAGAAGCTGTATACAGTGGAGATACCCGATCCAAATCATGACGTGGGCACAGTTATATTGAGTAAGAATAAGCACAGGGAAGCTTACATTGCAATTGACTACACCGGAAGTTGGAAGGAAAGAAAAGCAAACCACCTCACCGAATCAGAAATCCGCAAAGACTTCGATTGGGCTTGGCAATTTGCGAAAGAGGTGACTGAATGACTGAAGAGTTAGGAGTGTTATATAGCGAAAAATGGCATAAGTATTATTTATATAAAACTTGCAGGTATATATCTTATGTTGATAATCCACATCAGGCTACTAAATGCACCCGCAAACAAGCAGAACAGTTTCCACAGTTTAAATGGGTACCGCTGACAAAATTATAACCCCACGCAAGCGCTCAAGAGCCTGCAATGGCTCTGTGGGGGTGGACCGAAATTAAAAAATAGAAACGAGAACCTCCTTACACCAAAACAAATCTAACGCAGATTATCGGTCATTTGTTATTATTCAAGGCGCTAATACTGACATCGTACGCCTGTGTCAAAAATAAAAAAAGAAAGAGAGGGCTTTTCTCCACAAAACAAAAAGACGTCCACACGGAACGCCCCCTTGGTTAAATTTAAGCTTAAATAAATTATACCATACTGGAGGCTTTCATGACGTTTTTTCCTGAGATTGATATCCAAAAAACAAAATCCAATGCCAAGCGTAAATTGAGAGAGTATCCACGCTGGCGAAGGATAGCTAATGACGTAGATACTCAAAAAGTTACAGCTACTTACTCCTTTGAGCCAAGGCAATCACATGGGGTTCCTAGCAAACCGGTTGAGAGACTAGCGCTAAACCGTGTGTCAGCAGAACAAGAGCTGGATGCGATTGAGCAAGCCGTCAGTATGATACTAGAGCCAGAGAGACGCAGGATTTTGTATGACAAATACTTAGCGCCTTATAAAAAGGCAGATAAGGTTATTTATACAGAATTGTGTATGTCAGAGAGCTTTTACTATGATACACTTGACATTGCTTTGTTAGCTTTTGCAGAGCTGTACAGAGAGGGTGTGTTGCTTGTTGAGGAAGGAGTTTTTAGCTAGTTTTTATACAGTAATAAGATAGTTTATACATATTTTTACATGTTATTATAGTATTATCAAAATAACAAGAAGAGATAACCTTTTAATCACTGACTATTTTATTTAGTCGCCAACTTTAACTACGATCAAACTTGTTATTTTATGGTATGTGGGACGTGCAGGTTCGATTCCGACTGTTCCTGTGAAAAGCTCTAAGAAGCCTACGGGCCTTAGGAGCGATGAAGTTAGAGAATTGCATATCGCTCTAACTCAATATGCACTAGTCATCACACCGTGGTGGCTTTTTATTATGGAGGTCAGGGTATGAGGCCACAGAAGTTAACTATCGCAGGTGGTAGACGTACAACAGTTGACTACGATGACAGATCAGCAGAGTATCGTGACTATAATCGTAATCGCTGGAAGTACGATAAACAAGTCAAACAGTTTTATAACTCAAGAATATGGAGAGAGACAAGTAAGCAAGTATTACTTCAGAACGATTATATCTGTGCTATGTGTGGTGGCGAAGCGACTATGACTGACCACATTGTATCAGTCAAACAAGATTGGAACAAAAGATTAGATTTGAATAACTTGCAAGCAAGCTGTAAAGCATGTAATGATAGCAAAGCGATAAGGGAAAGACGTAAAAACAATTACTAGAAAAACGGGTGTAAAAATTAACAATAGTACTGGCTATAATATTCGGAAACTACCCCCTTCATTTTTAAACGGGGCTATATTGTTCGGAAACTTAAGAACGCGCCCTTTTCCGTGCAAAAAATTCCCTTTTTGAAATTTTTAAACTGTCAATATTCGTGTAAAGGAGGTCTTATGGGAAGAAATTTAAAGCTAGTTGAAACGACAAAAAAACATCTTACAAAAGAAGAAAAAATAACGAGAGAAACCGCGCAAAATAAGGCTTCTGATGGTCTTAAAAAGTTACAAAAGACACCTCCTGAGCATTTTAATAATGTTGCTAAGTACGAGTATAGGAGAATCATAGAAGACCTCCAAAACCTACCCCTAAGAAATCTCGATAGAGGACTATTAGAGTTATATTGCACATGGTATGCTATCTACAAAGAAACAAGTAGAAAACTAGATGAGGTTGGTTATTTTACGAATGATCCAGATAAAGGATTGATACCAAGCCCTCTTATTTTAACGTTGGAAAAAGCCGCTGCGAACATCAGAAGTAGCGCAAGCCAACTTGGCTTGACTGTAGATAGTCGTATGAAAATGTTTATTCCTAAAGAAGAGGAAAAACCCAAGAGTATATTTGATAAATTTGGAGGTTAAAAGTGGAACGAGTTAAAGAATTTTCCGTTAAGCTGGTAGAAAATGGTAAGTTTCTAATTGTCGAAATCGACGGTGAGGAAATAAATGGTATCACTAAATTAATTGTTAAGTATGATTCAGATGACGCCCAAAACAATCCGTGGGATAATGGTTTTTTAGTGGAGTATATTAGCAAAGAAGCTGGTCGGTATTGTAAGCAAGCGATAGGTCAATCATTCTGCATAGGTTGTAGGTGATAAAAGTGGAATACGATTATTCAGCAATCAGCGATATCTATAAAGATGACGCTTTTTATTATGCAAAAATGGTCGTTGATGAACAGATAAAATCAAGTAAAAAAGTTTTTAAGGCATGCTTGAGACATTTGAATGACCTCAAAAAAATAGATGGTGATAATTTTAAATTCATCTATTTACCAGAAAAAGCAGCTGATCCAATTAACTTTATTGAGATTTTGCCAGATGTAAAAACGGGGAAACCTTACCCGTTGGCGATGTTCCAGAAGTTTATTATTGGGAATTTATATGGATGGCGAAAGAAAACAGATCATTCCTTGAGACGTTTTAGAAAAGCTATGATTTCTGTTGCTCGTAAAAACGGTAAAACAATTCTGATAGCTGGTATCTTGCTTTATGAATTTTTGTTTGGCCATAACCCATCTATGAGCAGACAATTGTTTTGTACTGCAAATGATAGAACGCAGGCTAAAATCGCTTGGGATATGGCAAAGAAGCAGTTATCATCTCTCAGAGCGAAGGACGCTGATGTCAGAAAGGCTACAAAAATTGTCCGTGATGAGCTTAAAAACTTACATGACGAATCATATATCAGAGCACTTAGTCGAGATACTGGAGCTGTAGATGGATTTGAGCCCTATGTTGGCGTTTTGGATGAGTTTGCAGCATCGAAGACAAATGAAATGTTGGAGCTCTTAGAATCTGGTCAAGGTCAGCTTGATAACCCGTTTATCTTGATTATTTCGACGGCAGGGATGGATTTGAATGTCCCTATGCACACAATTGAGTATCCATACATCACTAAAATACTAGACGGAGAAATCACAGACGAGGGTTATTTTGGATATGTTGCAGAACAGGACAACGAAGAGGAAATTAAAGACGAATCAAACTGGATAAAATCAAATCCAATCCTTGAGGTTGAAGCTTTACATGATAAGCTAATGGATTACCTGAGAACGCGTCGTAGAGTGTCCCTTGAAACTGGTGAAATCAATAAAGTATTAATCAAAAACTTTAACATGTGGCGTCAGTCTAGTGAGGAATCTTACATCGATAAAACGACTTGGGAACTTGCTCGGATTGATAAGCCAGATACTAATAAGCGGAGAGTTTGGTTAGGTGTTGACGTTGGTCGTGTTAGCGACTTATTTGCTATCACACCAGTTGTTATGATGGATGATTTTTGGTATATCGACAGCTTTTCTTTTGTGGCTACCAAATATGGTTTAACTGCTAAAGAAAAGCGGGATGGCGTATCTTATAGCAACCTTGAATGCCAAGGTTATTGCGAGATAACCACCCTAGAAAGTGGTGTCATCGATGATGAACGTGTACTCGAAAAAATTGAAGAGATGGTCTACTCAAACGACTGGGAAATTAATGGAATTTGTTTTGACCCTTATCAATTTGGAACATTACTTACAATGATTGAAAAAAGGCATCCAGAGTGGCCTCTGATTGAGGTTAGTCAAACGACAATGGTTTTGAACATGCCGACAAAACAATTTCGTGACGACCTCAAAAAAGGCAAAATAAAGCACTCTGGTAACCCTTTGCTAACCATGGCTGTTAACAATGCTTATATTAAAACTGATAATAATGGTATGAGGATTGATAAGAATAAGAATAGCAATAAGATTGACCCGCTTGATGCTGCTCTTGATGGCTACGCTGTTTGTTACTTAGAACCGTTCGATGGTTCTGGCTACTGGACAAATGAAAAAATAATAGGAGGAGAATCGCTGTTTTGATTGATTTTATTTTAAAAAACATACACACATTAATCTTGTTAGCTGGACTAGGTTTATTGATGTATGGGTTGTTTTTGTTTGGTGATAAAGTCGGTTTTATTGCCAGTGGTCTTATTTTAATTGTTTTAGCTATCTATGTAGATAGCGTAGGAGGAAAACGTGAATAAACGCATTAAGAAAAAACGAAAATTGGAAACAGCTATTGTGTTGCTAATTAAAGAAGTCGCCGAATTACGATCCATCGTGTCAGCAAATGCCAAAGCTACAAATAACGAGCTTGCAGCAGTTAAATCAGCGATACTAGACAATCAAGTAGCTATCAAGTCAATTGGTGATGAGGTTGGTCACATCAAGCAAAATTATAAGCGCAAGTGGCGGAAATAGATGTTAATGGTTTAGAAAGGAGGTGAGAAATCGATGAGTTTTTTCCGACCTTTGGGCAGTTCAAAGGTGTCCTACGATGACTATATATCATCTGTTTTAGCTGGTGATGTCTCTCAAAAATACTTAGGGGTGTCGGCTTTGAAGAATAGCGATATTTTAACAGCAACGTCTATTATAGCTGGGGATATTGCTAGGTTCCCGCTTGTTAAAAAGGATGTTAATGGGGACATTATCCATGATGAGGATATTAATTATCTTTTAAATGTTAAATCTACAAAAAATGCGAGCGCCAGGACATGGAAATTTGCTATGGCAGTAAATGCCATTTTGACTGGTAATTCTTTTTCGCGTATTTTGAGAGATCCAAAGACTAATCAAGCTTTGCAATTCCAATTTTACAGGCCATCAGAAACAACAGTAGAGGAAACGGATAGTCACGAAATCATCTACACTTTTACTGATACGTTAACAGCAAAACAGGTTAAATGCTTTGCTCATGATGTTGTACACTGGAAGTTTTTTAGCCACGACACAATCCTTGGCAGGTCTCCGCTATTGTCTTTAGGAGATGAGATTGATTTGCAAACAGGTGGTATCAATACCTTAATTAAATTCTTTAAAGATGGATTTTCTAGCGGTATCTTAACTATGAAAGGTGCTCAATTAAGCGGAGACGCACGGCAGCGAGCACGTCAAGAGTTTGAGAAAATGCGCGAGGGTTCGGTCGGTGGCAGTCCATTGGTGTTTGATAGTACCATGGAATACACGCCGCTTGAAATTGATACTAACGTATTGCAGTTAATCACTAGTAACAATTTTTCAACGGCGCAAATCGCAAAAGCTTTGCGGGTTCCCAGCTACAAGCTTGGTGTTAATAGCCCTAATCAATCCGTAGCTCAACTGATGGAGGACTATGTCACAAACGACTTGCCTTTTTATTTTGACGCGATTACAAGCGAATTAGGTCTTAAAACGTTAAATGATAAAGATAGACGTCTCTATCGTATTGAATTTGATACACGTAGCGTTACAGGCCGTAATGTTGATGAGATTGTCAAATTGGTTAACAATCAAATACTGACACCTAACCAAGGCCTTATTGAGTTAGGTAAGCAGAAATCTACAGATCCTAATATGGATAGGTACCAATCGAGTCTAAACTATGTCTTTTTGGATAAAAAAGAAGAATATCAGGACAAGGTTGGTATCAAAGGGAAAGGAGGTGAGGTAAATGCCAAAGAGGATAAATCTTAAAGGCCCACTTATTGCAAATAATTCGCAAGAAGTTTATGACTACTATGGAATGGAAGCGACTAGTGCCAAAAGCATTATTAACCAATTGCCAGAAGATAGCAGTGATATTATTTTGGAAGTTAATTCAAACGGTGGTCTTGTTACAGTAGGGAGTGAAGTCTATACCGCTTTGCGAAATTACAAAGGAAAAGTAACTGCAGAAATTACTGGCATGGCTGCAAGTGCAGCATCCGTTGCAGTTATGGGAGCAGATAAAGTTGTCATGAGTCCAACAGCACAGATGATGGTACACAAGGCATTGTTTAATTGGGTAGCTGGTAATAGCGATGACTTAGATAAGGCTTCTAATGCTTTGAAATCAAGTGATAAAGCTATCGTGAATGCCTATGTCGCAAAGACAGGGTTATCGGAAGATGAAATCATGAATTTAATGCGGAATGAAACGTTTATGTCTGCTCAAGACGCTGTTGAAAAAGGTTTTGCTGATGAAGTGATGTCTTTTGAAGCGGTGGCGAGTATCGATAACCAAATGTTGCCACAAGCTGTTATTGACGACTATTACGCAAACAGAAGTAAGCGCAAGCAAGAGATTAGCAACATGTTGCTAGAAATTGAAAAAGAAGAAATTTTACAAGGGCTATAAGCTCTTTTTTTATTGGAGGAATTTATGTTCGAAGAAAAAATCAAAGAAATTAAAGCGACTATCGCTAGTTTAAACCAAGCGATTGCTACTAAAACAGCCGAAGTAAAAAATGCTTTGGAATCAGATGACCTTGAAACTGCTCGCTCAATTAAAGCAGAAGTTGAACAAGCAAAAGCGGACCTAGTAGAAGCAGAAAACGACTTGAAGTTATATGAAGCTAGCATTGAAAAAGGCGGTGCAGAAAATACTGGAGGAAAAGAAGTGCCACAAGAAACTAAAACATACCGCGAAAGCGTTAACGAATTTATTCGTTCAAAAGGAACAGTAACTAACGAAGCTTTGCGTTTCGAAGGGAAAGACGAGGTTCTTATCCCACTTAACCAAACGACTCCTATAGATCCTAAAACGGACGGTGTTAAGAAAACAGATGTAAAACCTGTCTCTAGTGAAGAAATTCTTTACACACCAGCTCGTGAAGTTAAGACAGTTGTTGATTTGAAACAATTCACTAGCATCCACCCAGCTAAAAAAGCGTCAGGGAAATGGCCAGTATTGCAATGTGCGACTGAAAAAATGGTTAGCGTTGAAGAGCTCGAAAAAAATCCAAAGCTTGCTAAACCAAAATTTAAAGACGTAGAGTGGAAAGTCGAGACTTATCGTGGAGCCATCCCATTATCTCAAGAGTCAATTGACGATGCAGATGTTGATTTAGTTGGAATTGTTGCTGAAACAATCGGTCAAATGAAAGTCAATACAACCAATGGTGCAATTGCTGAAGTTCTCAAGGAATTCGAATCTAAGGAAGTAAAAGACTTAGACGAAATCAAGAAACTTCTCAACGTTGATTTAGATCCTGCTTACAATGTGTCATTTATTGTATCTCAAAGTTTCTATCAAACAATGGATACATTAAAGGATAAGAATGGTCGTTACCTACTTCAAGATTCAATCACTTCCGTTTCTGGGAAAGTATTTCTTGGTAAACCTGTTTTTGTACTAGCTGATGAGGTTTTAGGTGAAAATAAAGCATTTGTCGGAGATTTCAAACGTGGTGTATTATTCGCCGATCGTAAAGACCTCGGACTTCGCTGGGCAGATAACGAAATTTACGGTCAATACTTGCAAGCTGTGCTTCGCTTTGGCGTTTCTAAAGTTGATGACAAAGCTGGATACTACGTAACGTTCACACCCAGCGAAAGCCTCTGAGAAAGAGGCGAAACCAACTAGTAAAAGCACTGTAGAAGAAATCAAACGCTATTTAACAAGCAAGGGAATTGACTTTAGTGGTAAGACCTTGAAATCAGATTTACTTGCACTAGCAGGCGTTGAAGAGGTATAGCTATGGCTGTATCGAAAGAGTTATTAGACAGTGTAAAACTCTACTGTAAAATTGACTTTGAATTTGAGGACGACATCATCAAAGAAATGATTGAATCTGCTCAAGAACAAATTTGTTTTGCAATAGACAGCGACTCAACCGCAGACACGTTTAAGGATAGCGCTAAATTTGCTTTAGCAGTCAAAAAACAAGTCAAGGAAGAGTATGACCATCGCGGTTTGTCTGCGGATAGTTTTCGCTATCCGTTGGCAAATGGCGTTTTAAATATCATCCATCAACTACGATTGCGGGGTGATGATTTATGATTACACGCAAGATGAACGTCAGGATAACGATTTTTAGCCAATCAGGCGGGCAGAATGAAGACGGAGAAGTTATCTCTGCGATTAGAAAAGACGTCTATACATGTTGGTCAGAAGTGCTGAAAACACAGTTAAGAGACTTTAATTACCAATCAAAGTTTCAAAACGCTAGCGATTTGCCAACAAATAAGGATACAAAGGTTTTTTTAATTAGGTATAACCCTCAATTATCTATAGATAACACGATGTTTGTTGAATTCAACAAGCGCATCTATAAGATAGATAAAATCGAATCTGACGAATCTGGCAAAGATATCACCATGATAAGTGGAGTAAGCATGTCATGACAAAGGGTTTAGATGAAATATTAGCTAATCTGACAAAGCTTGAAGTAAAAGCCCCAAAAACCGCAAAAGCAGCAGTAACTGAAGTTGCCGAAGAATTTGAAAAAGCACTTAAAGCAAATACCCCTGTTTACGAGATTGAAACAGACGAAAGACTGCAAGAAGATACTGTTATCAGTGGTTTTAAAGGAGCTAATGTCGGAATTGTATCCAAGGAAATTGGTTATGGCAAAGCTACTGGTTGGCGCGCTCATTACCCCAATGATGGGACGATTTATCAACGTGGTCAGGACTTCAAGGAAAGAACAATCAATCAGATGACACCAAGGGCCAAACAAATCTACGCAGAAAAAGTTAAGGAGGGACTAGGACTTTGATTGCTGAAACGGCAGCTTATAAATTATTAAGTAGCGATAAGACACTAAATGAGCTGTTGGATAGGCTCAGAGGTGGTTCTTTTAAAAATGGATTTAAGCAAGGGATATTTACCTATGATATTCCAGACAACCCTATTGATTTACGCAAAGCAGAGTTAGCGCCTTTTATGCGAATTAACACAACGCTAGATGGCCCTGCTGACTATGCAGATGATGAGATGCTGTGTAACGAGCAACGGATCACCATTAATTTTTGGTGTAAAACAGCATCGGAATCTGACCAGATTGCAAAATGTATAGATGATATTTTAAAAAAAGGCGGGTTTGAAAGATACACCGCAAACGAAAAACCAAGATATAAAGATAGCGATATTGACTTACTAATGAATGTAAGGAAATACCGCTATTTTGATTTTTATTAAAAGAAAGAGGACAAAATGGGAAAAGTAAAATTTGGACTACGTGATTTTTACTACGGAGTACTAGATGGAAATGACAAGGTTACAAAAGCAGAGAGTATAAAGCATTTGCCAGGAATGAAATCCGCAAAACTTGATATTACCAATGAATTGGTCACTGTGCCAGCAGACGATGGACCTTACGTTGTATTATCAGGTGGAATCAGCGAGACAAAACTTGAAATCGAGTTGTTAGATTTAACATCGGATGCACGCAAAGATTTCTTTGGAATCACAGTAGAAAAAGGTGTTGAGAAGTACAACAAAAACCTAACGCCAAATGACATTGTTTGTTTATTTAGGACTAGCGATGAAAACGGTAAGGCGATTTGGATTGCGTTGCTTAAAGGGAAATTTAATCTTCCGGGAATGGAGGCACAAACAAAAGAAGGCGCACCTGATCCGAAACCAGATACTACAACGGGTAACTTTGTTGCCCGCGGACCAAAAGAAGAAGTGCTTTTAGTTGGACGTGAAGATAACAAAGATTTTGTACTCAATGATTTTTTAAAATGTGTGTTTAATGGTTGTCAAGATGTGGATATCAAAAAAATACCAATTGCGGAACAAACAAGTTTGTCTATGTAATTTTTAAGGTCGCATTTAAGCTGCGACCTTTTATTTTTGATAAGGAGTAGATATGTACGAAATTACCTTAAAAAAAGGCGGTGTTGATAAGGAATTTAAAAAAGACTTTATCAATGTCGAAGATAATTTGTTGGCTGTTGAGCATCAAGTTAGACAAAGCGCTGTGTTTAGCGATGAGAAAAGACGCTTAGATTCTAAAGCGCATAGAAAACTTAACGAATCTTACTTGCAAATGTTTGTTGATATGTACGCTGGTCAGTTTACTGTTGACGACTTAAAACAATCTGACATGAGTGTTTTAAACACGCTCAACGACCTTTATATTGCCGCGCTCGGAGGAGAAGAAGAGGAAGGTGAAACCGAAAAAAAGGAACAATAACCCCTCAAGAAGCCAAAGATAATTTGCTGATGTGGGTACAAAGTCTATTAAAGAATGGCTATACGATTTTAGATATTAAAAAAATGCGCTTATCAGACATCGAATTGATGGTACAAGCGCTAGAAATTGAAACTGTCGAAAAAGAAGAAGTGATTGAAACCACCTTGGATAAGGCATTCCCATTCCTTTTCGGCTAGAAAGGAGACTAAATGGGGAATATAGGTGATTTAGTAGCAACAGCTACATTAGACATATCACCCTTTATGTCAAACACAAGAAACCTAAAAACCTACATGAAAGGCTTAGATAACTCGTTAAAAGCAGTTGAAAAGAGCTTTCAAGGGCATGGCGGGCGAATTAAAGGTCTTAAAGCGGTCTATGCTGAAACAGGTAGTGCATTAAAAGGTTACCAAGAATTACTAAAAACTCAGTCACAAAAATATAGCTACCTAAAAAAAGAGATAGGTGATGTTAATAACGCTACTGCTGAGCAAAAACAAAAATTAATTGGCGCTAAATCAGCCATGCTAGAAACAGCAGCGCAAGTGGCGGAATTGCAAAACAGATTACGAGCTTTAGCTACAGAGACCAGTGTCTTTACTCGCTTTGGTAAAGCCGTTGAAAGAGTTGGCGGCAAGATGAAGTCGTTTGGCGATTCGGTTGCTGGAGTTGGTGCTGCATTTACAAGAGGAGTTACAGCTCCGATAGTTACAGGAGCTGGTTATGCTATTAAAGCTGCTGTCGATTATGAATCTGCTTTTGCCGGTGTCAAGAAAACCGTGGATGAAACGGCGACGGTATCCTATGCTAAGTTGTCGCAAGGCATTAGACAAATGGCCAAAGAGTTGCCAGCCAGTGCTGTTGAAATCGCTCACGTTGCAGAAGCAGCAGGTCAATTAGGAGTTAAGACAGGAGATATTCTTAGTTTCTCTCGTACAATGATTGATTTAGGAGAATCTACCAATTTATCCGCAGAAGAAGCGGCGACGTCTATTGCTAAAATTGCAAACATTACAGGTCTGGCTTCATCGGAGTATTCTCGCTTTGGTAGTGCTGTTGTCGCGTTGGGTAATAACTTCGCAACAACTGAACGAGACATCGTAGCGATGACAAACCGTATCGCCGCGTCTGGTAAGCTTGCAGGCTTAACAAACCAAGAAATGCTTGCCTTAGCAACTGCTATGTCAAGCGTTGGTATCGAGGCGGAAGCTGGTGGTACAGCAATGACTCAATCATTATCAGCTATTGAACGTGCAGTCGCATCTGGAGGCAATAATTTAAATAAATTTGCTCAGATAGCTAACATGTCCTCAGCCGATTTTGCTAGAGCGTGGAAAGAAAAGCCAATTGTCGCATTGCAAGAGTTTATTAAGGGGCTTGGTCAACTTGATAAAAAAGGCGAAAGTGCCACAAAAGTACTTGATGAGTTAGGATTAAGCGGTATTCGCCAGTCTAACATGTTGAAATCATTAGGTTTAGCATCTGAAACATTAGGCAAGGCTCTAGACACCTCAAATAAAGCTTGGCAAGAAAACACAGCATTGACTAACGAAGCTAACAAACGTTACGAGACAACAGAGTCTAAGCTGAAAATGCTTAAAAACGAAATCAACGATGTAGCTATTGAATTTGGCGGACCATTAGTCGACGCATTGAGAAATGGGCTTGAAGCAGGGAAGCCAATCATCCAAATGGCGGCTGACTTAGCTAAACATTTTAACTCGCTCGACAAAGAGCAACAACAGCAAATTATCAAGTGGGGACTTATTGCAGCCGCCGCTGGGCCAGCTTTATCTATCTTTGGTAAAGGCGTTGGTATTGTTGGTAGCACTATTCAAGGTATCGGGGAAATGAGCCAAGGCTTAGGGGCTTTGTCTGGGTGGTTAAGGACATTTAAATCTGGAGCAGTTGCGGCTAGTGTTGGCGCTGAAGCTGCAGCAACCTCTATGGGGGGCATGGCTGGAGCGGTTGCCTTATTAAGTAACCCAGTTACATGGGGTGTTTTGCTAGGTGGCGCAGCTGTTATTGGTATTGGTTTAATTGCTGATAGCATGTATAAAGCCCAAAAACGCACGGAAGAGTGGGGAGCCGCTGTTTCCGAGACAGAAGCAACTGCACTAAGCAACTTTAAGAAAAAAGTTGACGAAACTAACGCTTCTTTGCAAATGTTCGAGGCAGGCGCAGGTAGCGTTAAGAAAGTGACTGAAGCCTTTGATGACTTGGTCGGAAGTATTGAAAAGTTAGCTCAATCAAAATTAGATAAGAATATAAACTTAGCTAAAAAATTAGGATTGTCAGAAGAAACCATAAATGCTTTGAAATCCAAAACTGAATCAGTAGTTAACAATGTCAAAAGCATGAATACCCAGATTAAAGCAATCATGGAGAAGCACAATGGTGACATGAGCCAGTTGTCAAGCGCTGAAAAAGAACTTGTTTTGCGAAATCAGAGAGAAATGATTATTGCTCAACTTGATTTAATGAAGTTTTCTGCATCAGAAAAGAAAGCTTTAACAGCAGCTTTGAATAACGAGTTAGATGCGCTAAATGCAAGGCAGTTGGAAAAAGTGTCTGAAAATACCGTCAAGATGCTTGATAAAGAAAACTCTGCATATAAAACAAAAAAAGCAGAGTTAAAAGAGATTTTGAAGCAATTTGGCAGCGACACTGGTAAATTGAGCGCTGAAGAATTGGCTGCTAGACAGGAAGTTTTGAATAGACTTACAGAACTTAATATGCAGCACAACCTAAAAACCAAAGCTTTGAACGATCAGTACCTTGCTATCCAGAGGGAGCGAGTCCAACGGTTAAAAGAATCTGGTAAAAGTCAAGAGGAAATCCATCAAGGAATAAGCCAAATGGCATCAGATATGGCTCAGAAGTTAGGAGTCAGTTATGATGACGCTTATCGCAAATTGGCTTACTATACCGAAAAATCTGGTGAAACGTTGAAAGTTTTATCACGTAATACTGCTAATGCCACTGCAGAGGTAGCAGCAGCAAATGCTCAATGGGATAGTTTGTTTACAAGTGATAATCCACAACAAAGTTTAAATGAATTGTTGTCGACGGCAGAAGGTTGGAATAGCTTTGAAATCATGGTTAAGAATGCCGACGTTGAACCGACAGGTAGAGCTGCACTTGTTGAAATGCTAGTAGCTGGCGGACAGTGGCAAAACATGTCTCTTGAGCAGAAAAAATTAGTTGTTGATGGGCAACAGGCCATGATTGAAATTTTTGATAGCAAAGAGTTGTTAGCGCAATGGCAAGTGTTGACACCAGAAGAAAAAGTCTTACTAGCGAAAAACTTAACACAAGAACCAACTATGTCCGCTCAACAAGCTCTTGATAGCGTTAAACAAACAGTACCTGCTGATGTGAATGCTACGGATAAAACAGCAGGTGATACTCAGTCGGCGCAAAGTAAGATTGATAATGTCAAGCAGAAAGCGCCAGCCGATGTGAAGGCATCGGATAAGACTAGACCAGATGTTGCAAGCGCCAATAGGGCAGTCAATAGTCCTAAACAAAATAGTCCAGCTGTTATTAGAGCACAAGATAACGCAAGCGGCGTTGCAGAAAATGTTATATGGTCACTGGCTAGAATCCCAAGAAGTGTTACAACAACCATTACAACGTTTGTCCGTAAGATTTTCGGACACGAAAAAGGGACTGATTTCCACCCTGGCGGGTTAGCTGTGGTCAATGACCAAAAAGGGGCGCTATATAGAGAGTTAGTTACCTTACCGACTGGAGAATCATTTATCCCAACCGGTCGAAACGTTATCCTCCCTCTACCGAGAGGGTCAAAAGTTTTAAAGGCCAGCCGAACAAAACAGTTATTCCCGCACTATGCAAATGGAATAGGTTTTGATGATACAAAAATCGCTAGCTTAACAACTCGTCTTAAATTTGTGCAAGATAAAGGAACTGTAGTCGTTAACGCTGATCCACAACTTGCCGAGTTGATTAAGGTGCTTAAAGACAGAGATGACAGAAATGTCACAAACAACTATACACTAAACGCTACTAATAGCAGTAGTTCAGAAGATATGTTTAGTCAAGAAAACATGAGACGGCTACTCAGAGAATTAGCTTACTACACAAAAGGTGAAGAAGGGAGGTTAGCTTAGTGAGATACATTGAGTTTAACGGAACTAAAAGCAATGATTTAGGTTTGTTGCTAGAACGCGAGCGGTTAATTAAGTCGACAAATAATGACGTTGATTTAATCGAAGTAGCTGGACGTGACGGTGTACTCTTAAAAGACAATGGTCGTTTAAAAGTTATCGAACAAGGCTTCCCTTTTTCCTTGGTCGGTAATGTGACTGTTAATCAGCAAAAAATAAGCGAGTGGTTGCACGTCAAAGGTTGGCATGACTTAGCTTTGTCTTGGGACAAGGACTATATTTATCGCGCCAGTGTCGTCAATCTTTTTGAGATAGACGAGATACTTAAGCAATTTGGTAGATTAAAGGTTAATTTCTTAATCCACCCTATCAAATATTTAAAAATGGGTAAGCAAGAGGTGTCTCTCGTTAAGGGTGGTACCCTACAAAATCCCGGTAATGTCCAGGCTAAACCTATCTTAAAAATCAAAGGTACAGGTAGCGGAGTCTTGACTATTAATGGTTTTGAGACGGGGTTAGAAAACGTGCAAGGAGAACTCGTGATAGACATGGAAAGGCATCTTGTCTATAAAGGTGCCTTATCCGCTTGGGATAATATCGTAAGAACAGAACATCACCGTATGCCTTTATTTGATGTAGGCCAAAATAAAATCTCATGGACTGGTGACTTTACGATCACCGCAATACCTAATTGGGGGGTTAAAGTATGATACCAGTTTTATATGAGGCTAAAGAGACCAACTTTAGGACCTTTGGTCTTGGGGAAATTGCGGATGCTTATGAGGTTAAAGCCACTCGTGAGCGCAATGGTAATTACTCACTGTACATCAAATATCCACTAGATGGTGTCTTTGCCTCAGTTTTTAAAGAGGAAATGAAGATTAAGTCTGACGCTGGTCGTAGAACCAAATGGCAGACTTTTGAGATTAATCGGGTACTACGAAATAGCAAGGATCACATAGAGATTTTTGCACGTCACATCTCGATGCGCACACAGGATATTGCTTTAAAACCGTTTGTAAATGGGTCTAGTGTCAGCGCTGAATCGGCTCTTGAAATCTGGAAAGAAAATCTTGTCGGTGATGATAAGTTTGACGTTAAAAGCGACATCTTAACGCTTGGCAGCTTTAACTGGGAAATTGATAAAATCGGCAATGCCCGTGGTGCTCTAGGAGGTGTCGCTGGCTCTATCTTAGATGTTTATGGCGGTGAGTACGAGTTTGACAACCGTACAATCATCTTACGCAAGCAAATGGGTCGTAAAGCACCTACTGTGCTAGAGTATGGCCGTAATATTGTAAGTGTTGAAGAGGAAAGGTTGTTAGATGGCAACTACACCTCTATCTATCCGTTTGTTAGATATACGCCACAACAAAAACCGCAAGAGGAAGCCTCTGGTAAGCCGCATGTAGGCGAGCATAAACAACCCGAAGAACAATTGGTGACACTGCCTGAATTTATCATTGATGGTCAGTATCTTAAACTATACGCTCAACGCAGAATCCAAATGGTTGATTTATCAAGTCATTTTAACGATGACAAAAATAAAAAAGAGCCAACAGTCGAAGAAATTAGAAAGCTAGCTCAGAAGTACCTTAAGGATAATAACGTAGGCGCCCCTAAAGTCAGCATTGAGGTTGATTATATCGACTTGTCGCAAACCCTTGATTACCAAGACTTTAGGGTCATGGAAGAGGTCGAGCTTTGCGATATTGTGCCTCTTTACTATCCAAAATTTGGCATCACAACCGAGACCGAAAAAGTAGTGGAGATTGTCTATGACGTCTATACAGATAGCAACCATACAATAAAACTGGGCACGATTGGCCAGTCCATCTCGAAAAGTTTGACTGGCGGGGTCTCAGAGCGTATTAATGCGCTGGAAAATAATCAAAAGGTTATTACTAACAACCAAAAGCAGTTTGAGCTTAATCTGCCTAAATATCTCAATGACATCAACGGTAACCGTGTCTGGTACGAAAAACCAGATGACAGTGTTGAGCACAAGATAGGTGATTACTGGTTCGAAAAAAATGGTAAGTATCAGCGCACTTGGATTTGGGATGGCAAGCAATGGGTTAAAGTACTAGATACTGAGGATTTGAATTTTGCTCAAAGGGCCTATGATGCCGCAATAGCTGAATTCGAGAAAGCTAAAAAAGCGCAGGAAGAAATTAACCAGCGTACTGACAAAGAGTTAGAGGAATTCCGAGCCACCCTCAAAAACCTAGCGTTGCCAGAAGAAGCGATTAAAAAAATCACAGAGGCTATCAAAGTTGATGACATCCCATCGATTAAACAAAGCTTTGATGACCTCAAAAACAAAGTCAGCGAGACAAGCGAAGAATCTCGTTTAACTGCCGAAATTTTAGGAAACAACGGTAAGACCCGTTACAACAAAAACTTATTAGTCGGCGACCCTAACCGCACCAAAACCTATGACCAAGACTATATCGAGCTTGAAGCTAATGACGGCGGATTTAAGCGTGGCGAGACCTACACGATTAGCTTTAGCCAGACTTGTGAGCTACTCAAAAAAGTGGCTGTCACGCTGACGCAGGCTAATAATAAGGGAGTTAAACTGGTACTGACACCTACTAAGGCAAAAATGGAGCCTGAGACTTTTACTCTAACTAAGGACACAGAGGTCATCAACGTCTATCCTTTGAGCTATACGGCTGTTTTAACTGGCGATTGGTATAAATCTAAGCAAATAGATTTAAATGCGTTGGGGGGGCGGGAATTAGCTCTGGACATGAGCTATAAAGATGTTGTGGATGGGAATAATGCCACAATCACAGGGCAGTGGTCAGACAGCCCACAAATTATATTAGACGGAGGTAATTAATGGCCGAAAATATACCATTAAGAGTCCAATTTAAGCGCATGAGCGCTGATGAGTGGGCTCGTAGTGATGTCATCTTACTGGAGAGTGAAATAGGCTTTGAGACAGACACAGGTTTTGCCAGAGCAGGTGATGGCCACAATCGATTTAGTGACCTTGGATACATTAGCCCACTCGATTACAATCTACTGACTAACAAGCCAAATATCGATGGATTAGCGACAAAAGTCGAGACCACTCAGAAACTACAACAAAAAGCAGATAAAGAGACCGTCTATACAAAAGCTGAATCGAAGCAAGAGCTTGACAAGAAATTAAATCTCAAAGGTGGCGTTATGACAGGTCAACTAAAATTTAAGCCAGCCGCCACTGTTGCTTATTCCTCGTCAACGGGTGGAGCGGTCAATATTGACTTGTCGTCTACCAGAGGTGCTGGTGTTGTTGTCTATTCTGACAATGATACCAGTGATGGGCCGTTAATGAGCTTGCGGACGGGTAAAGAGACCTTCAATAAATCGGCGCTTTTTGTCGATTATAAGGGAACAACAAATGCCGTTAATATTGCGATGCGCCAGCCAAGCACACCTAATTTTTCCTCTGCGCTTAATATTACTAGCGGCAATGAAAATGGTAGTGCGATGCAGCTACGAGGGTCAGAAAAAGCATTGGGAACGCTAAAAATTACTCACGAAAACCCAAACGTTAAGGCAAATTACGATGAAAACGCTGCAGCGTTATCTATTGATATCGTTAAAAAACAGAAAGGCGGAAAAGGTACTGCTGCTCAAGGAATCTACATTAACTCAACATCAGGCACGACAGGGAAGCTGCTTAGGATTAGAAACCTTAGTGATGATAAGTTCTACGTCAAGTCTGACGGTGGTTTTTATGCCAAGGAAACTTCGCAGATTGATGGCAACCTGAAACTCAAGGACCCCACAGCGAATGATCATGCGGCAACCAAAGCTTATGTAGATAAAGCAATTTCTGAGTTAAAAAAACTCATACTAAAAAAATAGATTAAGGAGGATAAATGAGCAGAGACCCAACACTTATTTTAGACGAGTCAAACCTCGTTATTGGTAAGGATGGACGTGTGCATTACACATTTACCGCAGAGGACGACAACCCAAAAGTCAGACTAGCTAGCAAGTGTCTAGGCGCAGCGCATTTTAATCAGCTCATGATTGAGCGAGGAGACCAAGCTACTAGCTATGTTGCGCCAGTAGTAGTTGAGGGTACAGGTAATCCGACTGGACTATTTAAAGACCTCAAAGAGATTAGCTTAGAGCTGACAGATACTGCTAATTCCCAGCTTTGGTCAAAAATCAAGCTGACTAACCGTGGTATGTTGCAGGAATACTACGACGGTAAGATCAAGACCGAGATAGTCAACTCCGCCAGAGGTGTCGCTACACGTATCAGCGAGGATACTGATAAAAAGCTAGCGCTCATCAATGACACCATTGATGGTATCAGGCGTGAGTATCGAGATGCTGATAGGAAGCTATCCGCAAGCTATCAGGCAGGCATCGAGGGGCTAAAAGCCACAATGGCCAATGATAAAATCGGTTTACAAGCTGAGATTAAAGCCTCAGCACAAGGGCTATCGCAAAAGTATGATGATGAGTTGCGCAAGCTATCGGCTAAGATCACAACAACCTCAAGCGGCACTACAGAGGCCTACGAGAGTAAGCTTGCGGGCTTACGTGCTGAGTTTACTCGCTCAAATCAAGGCACGAGGACAGAGCTCGAGTCACAAATTAGCGGGCTAAGAGCGGTACAGCAGTCAACAGCTAGCCAAATCTCTCAAGAGATTAGAGACCGTGAAGGTGCTGTCAGTCGTGTGCAGCAGAGTTTGGAGAGTTACCAAAGGCGGATGCAGGACGCAGAAGAAAACTATAGTAGCTTGACCCATACGGTTAGAGGGCTACAGAGTGACGTTGGATCTCCGACTGGTAAAATCCAATCGCGCCTTACTCAACTAGCAGGACAAATTGAGCAGCGGGTTACTAGAGATGGTGTCATGAGTATTATTAGTGGCGCTGGAGACAGCATTAAATTAGCTATCCAAAAGGCTGGCGGCATTAATGCCAAAATGTCTGGTAATGAGATTATCTCAGCAATTAACCTCAACTCCTACGGAGTAACAATCGCAGGTAAACACATCGCTCTCGATGGGAATACGACGGTTAATGGCACCTTTACCACAAAAATAGCCGAGGCTATCAAGATTAGGGCTGATCAGATTATTGCAGGCACGATTGACGCTGCTAGGATTAGAGTGATTAACCTTAACGCAAGTAGTATCGTTGGTTTAGACGCTAACTTTATCAAAGCTAAAATTGGCTATGCTATCACTGATTTGCTCGAGGGTAAGGTCATTAAGGCTCGTAATGGAGCGATGCTTATCGACTTAAATACAGCTAAGATGGACTTTAATAGCGATGCCACAATTAATTTTAATAGCAAAAACAATGCCTTAGTACGTAAAGATGGCACACATACTGCCTTTGTACATTTTAGTAATGCGACGCCCAAAGGTTATACAGGGTCAGCGTTGTATGCATCGATCGGGATAACCTCATCTGGTGACGGTGTTAACTCGGCTTCTTCCGGTCGTTTTGCAGGGCTAAGGTCATTTAGGTACGCTACGGGATATAATCACACTGCGGCAGTCGACCAGACTGAAATTTACGGTGATAATGTTTTAGTTGTGGATGATTTTAATATTACTCGGGGATTTAAGTTTAGACCAGACAAGATGCAAAAAATGCTTGACATGAACGACTTGTATGCGGCTGTAGTAGCCTTAGGCCGCTGTTGGGGGCACTTGGCTAACGTCGGCTGGAATACTGCTCATAGCAATTTTACAAGTGCTGTGAATAGGGAATTGAATAACTACATCACAAAAATTTAACAGGAGATAATATGCAATTAACTATTAAAAACAAAGATTTAAACACACTATATCGTGTACTAGACAAAATCAAAATCACGAACATGCGAGCAAACCGCGGACGTGCTAAGCTACTTGCAAAAGTCGAGGGCAAGCTAAGCGAGTATGCCAAAGATGAGGTTGATATTATTGACCAGTATGTTGCAAAAAATGACGATGGCAAGTGGATTACAGATGACAAAGGTAATCCAAAAATTGAGGACACCTCAAAGTTAGCTGAGCTTAACGACTTTTTAGACGAGTTAGCAAGCGAGCCTGTCGTTATAAAAGGTGGCGAGTACTCTAAGCGCTTTATCGATTTTTTAGAATATCTGGCAGAGTCAGAAGATGAGTTTACATCAGAAGAAATTATCATAATCGACAACATTTTAGAGCAATTTGAAGAAAGTAAAGGAGAATAAACATGAGAAATTGGAAAGTGACAGGAAAATATCCACAACTTGACAGCACAGGAGCAGTCGCAAGCACACATATTATTATCACTGCTGAGGATGGCTCAGTCATCTCTCAACCAATCAAGCAGGACTTAACCTCAACTAATGACACAGAGATTATCAAAGCTACTTTGGAAGAATTTAAAAAATCTGAATACGTCGAAATCGCTATGGGCGAAGCCGTGCAAAAAGTGGATGACTTAGAAAAAATCTCACAGGAAACTGCTAATACTGCCAAGACTGCTCAAACAGCTGCAGGATTAGCTAAGGTGTCCGCAGAGCGTACACAGCGAATGATTAACTTGCAAACCATCCACGTATTGACAAGTGGTGGGAAAGTTGAACCCGATATCTACAAAGGTATGTTAGAGCTTATTGAGCCTGCTAAACAAGGCGAGTATCAGGCTTATGACGTGTTTACTGTTGTAGATGAGTCGCACGAAGATCAAGCGGGAGAAGGGAACCTAGTCTTTGTACATGTCAACGAGCCGTTTACTTATGACAAACAGACGCTTAAAGAGCTAGAGTCAGAGGATAAAGTCACAGTCATTAAGTATGCGGACTTAGTTAAGTAGGATTGAGGTGGTTAGATGATTATTAATTTAACAAGTCTTATTCACCTTTTCGGTGATTTAGTTCGTACCGTTGAAATCCACGTTTTTACACTTTTTGTTTGTTTTGACATTATCACAGGGCTAACAAAAGGTATTACAAACAAGAGGGCTAATAGCACAAAGGGACTATCTGGCATTATCAAGCATTTTTTAGTTGTATTGTTAGTTTATACTGTCTATCCTTACCTCATTTTGCTTGGCGCTAAGTCTTTGGCAGTTGCCTTTGTCCTCTTTTTTATCGCATGTTATGGCATATCAATTGTCGAAAATTGGGGTCAGTTGGGCTTGCCGATGCCAAGTTTTGTCAGATCATTTTTCGAAAAACTCAAACGTGACACTGATCAATTTGACATTGCCACGATTAAAATTGATAAGACAGGTGTTAAAGTCGAGGCGCCACAAGTTGATTTAAAACAAAAAGAAGAGGAGTAAGATGAAAAAAGCAATCACACAAATAGCCGTCATCATAGCGATCATAGTGCTATATTTTCCACTGGCCGTGATTGCTTTGATTTTGGCTCCCTTTATAGGAGAGGATGGTAGATGGCATTTTTAGATAACATTAAGCAAGGATGCTTAGATGGATGGGTTAAATATAAAATTCTACCATCCTTGACCGCAGCGCAAGCAATCCTTGAGAGCGGTTGGGGCAAACATGCCCCACATAACGCTTTATTTGGGATTAAGGCTGATAGCTCTTGGACTGGTAAGTCATTTGATACTAAGACGCAAGAGGAGTATCAACCAGGAGTTGTGACGGATATTGTAGACCGCTTTAGGGCTTACGGTAGTTGGGATGAGTCAATTCTTGATCACGGCAAATTTTTAAACGACAATCCACGCTATAAGGCAGTCGTTGGTGAGACTGATTACAAAAAGGCCTGTCATGCTATCAAGGAGGCAGGTTATGCCACAGCGAGTGGCTATGCGGAGCTACTTATCCAAATTATCAAGGAGAATGGCTTGCAGTTTTGGGATGCCGAAGTCTTAAAAAGTAATAAGGAGGAAACAATGACAACCGCAAATGAGATTGTAAAATACTGTGTCGACCTTGCCAATTCAGGCATGGGAGTTGATAAAGATGGTGCTTATGGAACTTAGTAAATTGGGTTCCTAACCCCGAGAATTGCTGGGACTCCCTTAGAGCATTGTAAACCACAACGTGTCTGGCAACAGAGAGCGTGACGGTTAAAAAATTACAATGATTGGGAAATCAGCAGGCGAGCCTCTATGGTAACAGTAGAGGAAGCTTCAACGACTAAGTGCTTGCAATCGCAAGACAGCACGGGGCAATTATGATATAATAGGTTAGATGAAATTTGAGGTTTAACCTATGAAGACTACTGAAATAAAAGAAATTGGAAATGTTTTTAATAACTTGAGAGTAATTAGCTACGCAGGAAAAAACAAACACAATAAAAAGCTAGCTTTTTGTGAGTGTTTACTATGTGGAGCTAAGAAAAATATGATTTTGACAGAAGTTAGGACTGGAAAAAGCAAATCATGCGGATGTCTAGCTACGATAAAAGCCAAAGAGCGCCAGATGGTACATGGGTATAGCGGAACAAAGGTGCATAGAGCCTGGAAAGGGATGCGTCAAAGGTGTACGAATCCAAATTACGAACACTACCATAGATATGGTGGTCGAGGGATTACGTTTAGCGATGAGTGGAATGATTTTCAAATATTTTTGAACGATATGGGTTTTCCGCCAAGTGACAGACATCAGCTTGATAGGATTGATAACGACGGAAATTATTGTAAAGAAAACTGCCGTTGGGTTCTACCTAAAGAGAATTGCAACAATCGTAAAACCTACCACAATAAGACAGGTTTTACCGGAGTCACAGAAAACACTTCTAAAAAAGGGCGTTATTCTGCAGTGTTTCATGTTAATCGTAAACACATCCAAGTTGGGACTTTTGACAGTCCGCTAGAAGCTTACAGAGCTAGAGTTAACGCTATAAAAAAATATAATAAAGAGCATAACACCAATTTAAAATATATAGAAGTAGAAGATTTATGATTGAAGATATAGTCTCATCTCTTGTGAAAGCAAGAGCTCGAAAGAGTGTTATAAGCTATACAAGTATTTTCAGAAATGAAATTACGGAGAGGCTTATAATTAAAGGATAATGCAGTGTGCTGACTTACCATGTTTTATCGTCAAAAACTGGTTCGGCATTGATTTATGGGGTAATGCCATAGACCTGTTAAATAGCGCATCTGCGCAAGGGCTAGAGGTCATATATAATGCCCCTGGAGTCAATCCCAAAGCTAGTGACCTTTTTGTCATGGAGGTAGCTGGTAGTCCCTACGGACATACAGGAGCTGTCATCGAGGATAGTGATGGCTATACGATTAAAACTGTTGAGCAAAATATTGACGGTAACTGGGATAGTCTGCAGGTAGGCGGACCCGCTCGCTTTAATATCCGCGACTTTACTGGCGTTATTGGCTGGATTAGATTGCCAGTTGATCACACTCACCAGACAGTAGATACAGCACCACAAAACTCGGACACTATCGTAGAGACAGCAAAAACAGGCACCTTTACGCTTGATGTCGCAGAGATTAATATTAGGCGTTGGCCAAGCTTAGCCAGCGAAGTAGTAGGTAGCTATAAGCAAGGCGATACTGTCAGCTTTGATAGCGAGGGCTACGCGAATGGTTACTACTGGATTAGCTATGTTGGAGGTTCAGGTATGCGTGACTACCTAGCTATTGGGCAGACTGATAAGGATGGCAACCGCATCAGTATTTGGGGTAAATTAAATTAGATAAGACAAATGCCCTCGCTTTTTGCGGGGGCTGTTTTTGTTATCAAAATCAATATGTAGTGTTAGCTAAAAAGTTATCTAACAAAATATAGTACTTGACAAATATGTTATAATTAAGAAAAAGGAGGTGTAATTGAGATGCATGCATTATTTGTTGCAAATTATATAATTGAGTATTCAAATAAAAAAGGCTACAAAATTAATAACCTTAAGTTGCAAAAATTATTATACTTCGTTAATGTAAGAAACATTCTTGAAAATGGAGCTCCGCTTTTTGAAGAGAGTATGGAAAAGTGGAAGTATGGACCGGTTGTTCCTGATGTCTATCATGAATATAAACGTTTTGGAGCTTTTTCCATTTCTACAGACGAGATGATTATGGAATATGTTGAATTCAGCGTCAGCCCATTCGGGGAGTTATCTGACTTAGAGATAACTGAATATGACTCACAAAAAGTAGAGAATACTCAATTGATTGAGAATACAGTTGATGCTCTGCATGGGTTCGGTCCGTTCGAACTTGTTGATATTACTCATGACCATACACCTTGGAAAAAGTATGAGGATAGAATAATGGACGGTGTCCAAGGAATTAAATATACAATCGAAGAAATAAAAGACTTTTTTGGACATAATCCAGGGGCTAAAATATGGGTACAATAGCTCCAGCGTTTATGGAATTATTACTAGATGCTAATTTTTGCAAAGCACCAGTAAATAATCAAGACACTTTATTAAAGGTTTATCATAGGGAAATGGCTAAAGATAATGTCACAATTCCTTATGAAATAATTGCTGAATATGTGTATAGTCACGAAGATAGCGTTGAAGAAAATGAGAAATTAAACTCAAATATCGACTTTATTATTTCGGAATTTTCAGGGACTGATACACAAAAAGATATTTTGATAAAAAACCTCGATAAAATAAAAAGCAATTATTCATTAGCTCAAACTCAGAAAAAATTTATACTTAAAAACTCTCAAGAAGCTAAAGATGTTCTGGAGAAGATTATCCCTGAGCTAAAAACATTAGCAAAAGAAACTTCTAACCTTGCAGCTACAAATGACGAATTAAAAAAACAATCCGCAGAGACTGACGGTGTTTTGCAAAAAGTTAAGCAAGGAGTGGATGATGTTCGGAATACAAAATCTTCAATCTACACAGACTTTATTGCTATCTTAGGAGTGTTTTCAGCTTTTGTTTTTGTTATGTTTGGTGGTATAGATGTAGCAAGGGCGATATTTGACATTGGTAATGATCTTCAGACTCTTGATTTATCAAGGATGATTACTGTCTCAAGTCTAATGCTAATCGGTGTATTGACATTGATGTATTCTTTATTGCTGTGGGTAGCTAGAATTACAGGTAAAAATTTTGGTAACTGCTATTCGTCAAAATGTGATAATGGGTGTCGGCATAAATGGCGTCATTTTCTCATGAGACATTCATTTTATTTTTCTTTAATGTTCTTACTTGTTTTAACAACTGTAGTTAGTCACTGTCTCCTTAAATAAAAAACCAACCGCTCTCTTAGTTGAGGGCGGTTTTTTGTGTGCAAAATCAAGAAAATTCTTTTATCTTCTAAAACAAAAAAAGGGGGGAAGATAAGTTAAAAACTTAGTCATACCAACCTGATGAAGTAGGCGATCTTGAATAGATGCTGTTAAATAATTGTATACATAAAATCCTATTATATTAAGCTTTATAGCTGTATAATGTTTTTTTTGTGTTTTTTTAAAATTATAGTTGAATTATTATTTAAATATAGTATACTTGCTAAGCAAATTGATTAAACTTAAAAAATGTTAGGAGAAAAAATGAAAAAAAAATACCTTGACTTTGTTATTCCTTGTGTGTGTATCGCTTGCTCTATACACTACTGAGAGTGTCTTTTCAGATGCTGTGTTGGTTAATAGCGAATTAAAAAATATCTATACGAAAGATGTAATTAATAGAACCAATATGAAGATAACAAAGAAAATTGGCACCCAGTTAATATTTAACACGAATGAAAAAACTAGAGTCTGGGATGATGATAATTATAATAAAGTTATATCTAGCAATGTTTCTCCAGCGCAAGAAAGACGCTTTAAGGAAGAAGAAGTTGATATTTATGCTCTAATAAAATCCTACAGTGTGATATGTAAGGAACAATATAATTATGTTGATGGAGGTTTGATAAGAACAAGTGACAGAGAGAAACTTGATTCAACAATATATATGAATATTTTTGGGGAACAGATACCGCTAAAAGAGCAATCAAAATATAAAATCACATTTCAGAATAAGTTTGTAACTTTTCAAGAAATTGATGTTAGACTTAGGAAAAGTTTGATGAGCGATAATAGAATAAAGTTATATGAACATAACTCAATTTGTAAAAAAGGGTATTGGGGAATTCATTATAAAGATAATACAACAAAGTTTACCGATTTATTCACTCATCCTAACTATACAGATAATGAAACGATTGATATGAGTAAAGTAAGTCACTTTGATATTTACTTAAACGAAGATTTTTCTAAAAATTAGTGGTTGAATGCTATCTTAATTTAATTTTTAGTCTATTTAAATAGATTTTTATGAATTAGACGGTTTTAGTAGACTTAGAGCAGCTTGTCACTATCAGTCAAAAGTCGGTTAACCGAGGAATATTATAAAACCGCTCAGATTGATTTCTGTGCGTTATAGAATTCAGTTTATTGTCTTTTAAGAATTCTGCTCAAGCACTTCCGATTTAAGCATTTTGAGGTTCAAGTTCCAAAAACATAGTTTAATAGCTATATTGATTTATTAAGGAGAATATAAGATAAATGAGAATTTTTTTACACCAGAATTGTCGTTTGGTTAATATGTCAACTACTTTTTTTATAGTAGTATTGTCATTGATGGTATTTTCTGTTAGGATGGTTTCTGCGGAAGGGACTATTAATATTAAGGATATATACCCTCCAAGGTGGGATGTAGATAAAACATTATCCCCTACTACCTTAAGAGAAATTTATAATAGAGATACTATAAAAAAAGTGAATAAACCCATTACTGGAAAAAGAGGGACGCAAGTTATTATGGATGCTCAGCATAAAACTAAAGTATGGGAATTTGATGATTATAATTTTATAATATCAAGTAACCTACACCCATCTGTAGAAGGTAAATTTAATGTTGGAGATAATGTCGATGTTTTTGGTTTTGCATTATCAGCTGAAGTATTTTCAAAAGATCAAATACATTCAATCAATGGTGGTCTCGTTAAAGTTAATGAGAGAAAAGGAGCCGGAAAAACGATTTACATGAACGTTTTTATTGATGGGCATAAAAAAGATGATACCTCGAAATATAAAATAACTTTTGAAAAATCTCCCGTTACCTTCCAGGAAGTTGATGTTAGATTGAGAAAATCATTTATGCTGAACGATGAAATAAAACTTTATCAGTATGATTCCAAAGTTCTATCTGGAAACTGGGAATTTCACGGCTCAGGCGAGAAAGAGGAAGGTGCTGACTTATTTAAATACCCAGATTATAGATATAATAATTTGATAGATATAGACAAAAAGAGTCATATTGATGTCTATTTATTCACAAACAAAGAAAATTAATTAGTATCAAGAAACCAAGGAATACCCTCTTAATTGAGGGCGTTTTTTGTTCGGTACATATAAATGTGTCCAATATACCAAACTTTTTACGAATAAATAAATAGGAGGTGCTTTATGCTAACATACGACGAATTTAAGCAAGCTATTGATGACGGATATATCGTAGGAGACACAGTTATGATCGTGCGTAAAAACGGACAGATTTTTGATTATGTGTTGCCGCATGAGGAAGCGAGAAATGGAGAAGTTGTGACAGAGGAGAAGGTGGAAGAAGTGATGGTGGAATTAGACTATATCAAATGA